GCCAAAGAAAATGTATATCCTCGCAAAGAACGTGCTGAAAATAAAATTGATGGAGTTATCGCTTTGCTAATGGCCTTGGGTAGATGTCAACACGAACAAGACACCTCAATAGATTTTGATAACTTTTTAACACTTGATTTAAACCCTGGTAGTGATGACGACCATAAACGGTGATTTTATAAATGGCTTGGTATAATTTCGGATGGGGCAAGGGCGGCGACAGTGTAAAAACTGGTATTCAAAACCCCATGCCAACTACCCCAACAGTCGTGAAAGATTTTGACGTTGCCATGACTCAGAGCGCTTTCTGGGCTTCGGTTCGATTACTAACTGAAACCGTTGCTGCAATGCCTTTGGTTTGTTTTGAAAGCAATCCTGAAACAACAGTTAAGCAGCCTCGCGCAGACTATGATTTGTGGAAGCTTCTTAACTACCGACCAAACCGCTACCAGACAAGAATTGAATTCTTTGAGTCGATGATGCTTAACCTAGTTACGTGGGGTAATGCCTATGTAACTATAGAGAGACTTGGCGGTCGAATTGTATCGTTAATTGTTTTGCCATCCTCACAGACTGAAGCAATCTTATTGCCTGATGGTTCTATTATTTACCAATACACTGATGCAAATAGTAATGTAAAGGTATTCTCTGAAGATTCTATCTGGCACGTTAAGATTTTTGGAAATGGCATCGTAGGGCTTTCTCCTCTTGGTTACGCTGGTAATACTTTAGGTCTTAGTAAGAATCTAGCAGATAGACAATCAACACTATCAGCCAACGGAGGCAAAACTAACGGTATACTAACTGTTGATCAAGCGCTAACCCCCACGCAAAAAACACAAATTGAAGCATCGTTTGCAGGATTGAACGAAGGCAATAAAGATCGATTATTTGTTTTGGAGGCTGGATTTAATTATCAGCAAACAGGCTTAAGCCCGACCGATCAACAATTACTTGAAAGCCGACGATTCTCGATTGAAGATATTGCGCGTTTCATGGGTGTGCCTTCTGTATTGATTAACGATCAGAATACCTCAACATGGGGTAGCGGCATTGCAGAAATTAATACGGGCTTCCTTAAGTTAAATCTTAAGCCATACCTAGAGCGCATCGAGGCGAGTATGAAGCGCCACCTTATGCCTATCTCAGATTGGGAAACCATCGACATAGAATTTAATTTTGATAGCTTACTCCGTGCCGACTCTGCAACCAGAGCAGAAACAGCAAGCAAACAAATCAACTCGGGTCAGAAAACACCTAATGAGGTTAGGGCTAGCGAAGGTTTAGCCCCAGCAGAGTCAGGAGGTGATACAATCTATCTTAATGGCTCACTAGTTCCAGCAGGAACACAACAAAGACAAATACAGGCGGATGCTAATAATGGAGCATAAACAACTAAGCCTTGCCAAGTGCGAGGTAAAAATGGGCGCTGAAGGCTCGCTAAAGTTTAGCGGTTATGCTTCGGTATTCGATGGCCTAGACTCTTACGGCGATCAAATTCAAGCCGGTGCATACAAAGAAACAATTGCTGAAGGTCGAGACCGTCCAATTCAATTACGTTGGAACCATTACGGCCCTGTTATTGGCAAGTTTACCGAGATTTACGAAGATGAAAAAGGTCTATTCGTATCTGGCGAACTAACAAAAGGGCATTCTGTGGCAGAAGATACAGCCGCATTGCTTCGACATGGTGCCATTAGCGGCATGTCTATCGGGTATTCGGTGCGAGATTCAGAGCAGCAAGGTGTTGTCAGAGTTCTAAAGGATATTGAATTGTTTGAGATTTCAATTGTAGAATCTCCAGCAGACAATAGCGCCCACGTATCAAGCATCAAAAGCGCAACAAAATTAAAAGACGTTGAATCAATCCTACGTCACAAAGGTTTTTCACAAAAAGAAGCCACAGAGATTGTGGCAGCAGTGAAGAAAATTCACGGAGAGCGTGAAGAAGAAAAGACAGTAGAAAAATCAACAAGTTATGCAGAAATAATTAAAAACTTTAATAAGGAGACATTCAATGTCTGATTTAGAATTCAAAACCGCTCTTAGTGAAATGCATAAAAACATTGAAGAGCAAATGGTAGCAATCTCTGAAAAGTCAGAGCAGAAAGGCGCAGAGTATAAAACTGCTCTTGATAAGCTTGACGGTTCAATCAAAGACTTAAACGAACAGATTCTTGATCTTGCTCAAAAGCACTCTATGCCTATCGAAGTTATGGAGGCGAAGAGCTTTGGTAACTTAGTGCTTGAAGCTGATTCAATCAAAAGCTTTATTGCTGGTGACAGTACGAAAGGCCGCGTTGAGATTAAAAATACAATCTTAAACAGTGGCAATGCAACAAGTATGCATGATCAAATGCCTGGTGTTGTACCTGGTGCATTCCGACAGCTGACTGTAATGCCTACAGTATTCAAAGGAACCACTGATTCCAATTCTGTTTTTTACTCTAAAGAATCAAATTGGGTAAACGGAGCAGCGGAACAGGTCGAAGGTAATGCTAAGGCAGAGTCAACGCTTACTTTCGAAGAAGTAAACGAGCCAGTTCGAACAATTGCTCACTTCATTAAAGTTTCTAAGCAAGCTCTTTCCGATTCTAGCTTCCTTTCTTCATACATTGAGCGCCGTATGCGCCACGGTGTTAATAATAAAGTTGAAGCTCAGGTTATTGCGGGCGATGGCGCTGGTGCGACTCTTTCAGGTTGGTTAAATACTGGTAACCACACTGTAATTAGCCCGCTTCTTACGATTGATTTATTTGGTCTTGCCAATAAGTTAAAGATGGCAATTATTTCAAATGAATATGAGCCTTCATTCTTCTATATGAACCCTACTGACTGGGGTGTAGCAGAAACCACTCGCCGTGCAACTGGCGACAACGCTTTCGTTGCAGCATCCGGCGCAGTGGCTTACGTTAACAACGGATTAACGCCTTTACTTTGGGGCTTGCCGGTTGTTCTTTCCAATAACGTACCAGTCGGCACAATCATCTGTAAAGATGTTGAAGCTGATATGTTCGCGGATCGTGAAACCACTGTTATCGAAATGTTCGAGCAGGATGGCGACAACGTACAAAAGAACCTTGTAACTGTTCGCGGTGAGGCTCGCGGCGCTGAATTGGTATTTACTGCTGCTGCGATTGTTACCGGTGACATTACTGCTATCACTTCCCCAGTATAGTAATTAACAGTAACGAATAGGGCGGCTTAGATAGCGCCCTGCTTTTCAAAGGTGTGATTATGTACGTAGCAACTAAAGATTTTAAGTCTCCACGTCTTGGCACTATTAAAAAAGGCCAAGAAGTAGAGCATAATAAAACATGGCTAGAAGCTGGTTTAATTGAAACCAAGCCAGAGCCAAAGAAAGAAATAGAAACTAAGCCACACAATCAGAAGAAGAAAACTAAATAATGAAGACGATTGTTTTAGTAGCGCCGACAGTTGAGCCAATAACATTAGATGAAGCTAAGCAGCAGTTGAGAATTGAAACCGCGTTTACTTTAGATGATGATTATATTAGCGCTTTAATTAGTGCGGCCCGCGACCGTTGCGAAAGCTATTGCAATCAGTTTTTTACCGCCCAAGATATTTCTATTTTATATCAGGGCATTATTCCAACGATTGTTAACTTGCCTTATCCTAATTTAACGGTTACATCGGTAACTTATACTGATGGCGATAACACACAACAGACGGTTGATTCTGGCGATTATATTGTTGACCCGGTTAATCAAACAATTACCTTTGCAAGTACTTTCAGCTCAATCAACTACCAAGTGCAGGCAACAACGGCGGCACCGGTTCAGATTGTAGGTGTTCAGCACGCTATTAAACTGATTGTTACCGATTTATACGAGCTTAGAACTGAAACAGCTGTTGGTGTATCGCTTGCTGATAATCCTGCGTTGAAGGCTTTACTTTATCCGTACAGAGAGAGTTTAGGTATATGACCTATAGGACTGGTGAACTTGATCAAAGAATTACTTTTCAGCTTCGTCAAAGCGTGCCTGATGGTCTTGGGGGTTTTGTGGATACTTGGGTTGATATTCCGGTATCTCCTACAGTGTGGGCTCATACGCGTACAAAAGGCGGTCGAGAGGTTACGCAATACGACCGAGTAAACGCCGAAGCTGGCAACATGTTTATTATTAGAAACCGACAAGATATTTTAGAATCTTATCGGATTGTGTGGGATGGTGAGCCATTTAATATTGTTTCAATTCCACGTCCAAAAACTCGCGGATTATATTTAGAGATTAACGCAGAACGAGGGGTACCGCAGTAATGGCCGCTTCTGAGATTGCTATATTTGGATTAAAGGATATTCAAAAGGTCTTAGAAGAGCTAGCGCCCAAGCACGCAGTCAATTTATCTCGCGCAATGGTTCACGGCATGGCTTCGGAGGTATCAAAGGAAGCTAAAAAGCGAGTACCAAAAAATACCGGTAACTTAAGGCGTGCGATTAAAGCAAAACGCAGACGTGGCAAGCCTGGACAACCTGTTTCTGATGTTATTGTAGAGTCAGGAAAATCAGCAAAGCATGATGCTTTCTATTGGCGGTTTGTTGAATTTGGAACGGGCGGCCCAGTACCACAACCTGAACAACCATTTTTAAGACCTGCTAAAGACTTAATACAGTCTAATATTCCAAGAATTGCAGAAGAACAATTTACCAAAAAATTAGCCGCAGCAGTTAAGCGCGAACAAAAGAAGATTGCTAAACGATGAGTAATTTTGAGACAGTAGTTCAGAAAGCTATCTATAATAAATTGATCAATGACACTGCTTTAATGGCTGTTATTGATAATGTCTATGATGACGTGCCACAAGTGAACTCAGGCAGTGAAGCGGCTTTCCCTTATGTGACAATAGGAGAAGACTCTCACACCACAACAGATACCGACCTAGAGCTAAGTCAGCAAGTAAGTATTACGATTCATACATGGTCAAGATTCAGCGGCAGAAGCGAAACAAAAAAGATTCAAGGTCTGATTTATGACACGCTGCATAGGTCAAACTTAGCTGAAGAAGGCTATAAGTTTATAAATATTGCTCAGGTAACTTCTGAGTCTTTCCTAGATTCTGACGGATTCACTCGGCATGGCGTACAAACCTTTAATCTTCTTATTGAGCAGTTACCAGTAACACAAAATATACTTCCACTTAACGCCATGACTTTTAATGGTGACTATTTAACATTTAACGGGGCGTATGTAACGTATAGTTAACAATATGGCAGAGATAAAGCTAGAAGAATTAATAGCCAGAAATTCATTGGCTGGTGATGTTGTTTTAACAATTGGATTAGACGGCCAGATAGCAATGGTCAATGTTGTGGCATCCACTAACAATCCACCAGTTGTAAGCGATCAAAATCTTAATGTTCTTGGTGTTGGTAACTCATTAAGTGGGGTTCCTGTAGAACCTGTCGGGCAAACAGATAATGTTTACGATGAACTAACCGCACTTTATAATTTAGAAGTGGATACAGCTGAATTTTCTAGCATCATAGAAGGCGGCAGACAATTAGCAGATCATGCTGCTGATGTTGCCACTATGGCATCTATTGGGAGTGGAAACCAAGAGCTTGTAATTATACAAGGCGGAACTGGTGACAGTGCAAATTATGAGACAGATGCTGCGCCCCTTGTTACTGCTGCTAATGACGCAGGAACACAGGCCGCGTTCTTTTTGCGATGGGAAAGGCTGGGCGCTCCTGGTGAATACACCGGATTAAGAAATAATATAATTAATGCAGGCGCAAGCCTTGGTGCTGGCGTTATAAAGATTGGTGATGCGTGGAAGGATTTAGTTGATAATACGTCAATTGATTTATTTGCCGATCAAACCCATCAAAACCTTAATGGTAGCTGGTTGAATGCCTTATGTATCTACAGATACCTAACTGGCAATTCTGTTGCAAGTGTAAATTATGTTCCTGCTGGAATTACGTTATCTCTAGCCGATCAAAATACAATAAAGGACGCTGTCGACATTGCAATTGATGAGTTTTATTCTGCTTCAGCGATAAATACAGCCGTGGTTAATATAACATCGCCAACTAATAACACGACCGTAAATGAAGGTGATGCCGTAAACTTTACGGGCTCAGCATCCGATAGTATAAGCGGTGATTTATCATCCACAATGGTATGGAAAGACGACCTAGGAACTACATTATTCACAGGCCCATCATTCTCATCAAGCAGTATAATCCCAGGTCAAAGGATAATATCAGCGGAAGTAATTGGTTCTGATGGAAAGACTACGAAAAGACCCATACAACTGCGAGTAATAAGCACAATAAATATTGCGCCTGTTGCTGCTGATGGTGCACTACCTATTGTGTACAATGAGGCGTTTACTCAAATAAACCTAACCTCTCTGATTACTGACTCAGACCCTATCGACTTTTCAACGCTAGAGATAACCCAGCCCGCTAACGGAACGGCAACTATCGACCTTGCCTCATCGTCAACTGTAAATCTTAGTTATTCTGGGACTGATTATATTGGCGGTGATTCTTTTGATTTTAGGGCTCAGGATGATAGGGGGTTAGTATCCAATTACGGCACCATCATAGTAACAGTAAGCGCTCCAGCAGCAACAAAGCAAGTTTGGGTTGATTACAGTAGCTCTGCTGCTGGTCCTGATGGACAAATAGTAAACCGAGTACCCTATAAATCTGGTAACGCTAGCGATATTGTATCTCTTACCGATACTGATAATTCACCATCAGGCTGGACATTCAATGGCAGTGGACAAGCTGGCGAGCAGTACGTCGGTGACAGCACAGGCGAGACTACTGGAAATAACTCTGGATTCATGCCTGACAGTTTCCTTGATACTCCGTCATACTTTAATGCCGGGCCGGTTGTTTGGTCTATTACTGGTCTTAATGCCTCATCCAGCTACAGGGTAAAAGCTACAGGTTCAAAGGCAGGCACTAGCGATACTCGTAATTCACTGTTAGATATTAATGGCATTTCCTCAGAATGGAATAGTTCAGGAAATACGACACAGGGATATAATGAGATTATTCAATCAGACTCTGGCGGGGTTTTATTGTTCACGCTAAGCATAGGAACAAATAGCTCGCTTGCTTATATGGGCGGTTTTACCATTGAGGAATTGTAGGCTTTAATGACGCGCCTTGATTGGCGTGTTAATATTTAACTTTAAAAACTAAATTAAAAACAGAGGGTTTCATTATGGCTGGTACAGCTTCCCGTGATCTATTAATTCTAAAGAACGCAACCGCGATTGCTGGGGTTAATTCTAAAAGCCTTTCCATTGCGAAAGAGCCTATTGATGTAACGACTGATGAAGACAACGGCTATCGAACATTGCTTGCTCAGGCCGGTACAAAGTCTTTGGATATTTCTTTTTCAGGCGTAACAAAAGACAACTTATTACGTGAATTGATTACGACTGAGCAAAGCCAGTTGCTAACCGATATTACAATCGAATACCCACCAATTGCTCCGGCAGTTGCAGGCGATACCATTACAGGTGATTTCTATTTTAACGGATTCACTGAAAATGGCGGCGGTTCTGATGGCGCTGTAGAATTCGATGGGACTTTGCAAAGTTCTGGCCCTTGGGTTTACGCGGTGGGCGTTTAATGTCTATTTTTGAAGATATTACGCTAACTTTTGGCGGCGAAGAATACACCATTCCTAGCAATGGCGTTATGCGCTTAATTGCTAAGATTGAAGATGTTATCAGCCTTCAAGAGTTAACGACTCAACCCAAAATGTCAAAGCTTGCCGAAGCGTACACTGTTGCCTTAGTTTATGCAGGGTGCAAAAAGGTAAAGATTGAAGACGTTTACGCCACATTGTTCGGTGATGGTGGCAGAGAAAATGTTGAGGGATCAATTACTACTCTTATCACGATGATGATACCGCCGTCTAATTACCAACCTGACGCAGAAAAGTCGGGAAAAAAGTAGTAGGTGGTTTAGTTAAAAACCTATACATAACGGCTGTGCATGGGTTCGGTTTAGCTCCTAGTGAATTTTGGGGGCTTGATCCACAGGAATTTTGGTGGATTGTCGAAGCTAGAGCACCGCATTTATTCCAAGAGCCACAACGAAAGCGCCTTTTAAGGCTACTTGAAGAAGGTTTTAATAATGGCTGATGATATTTTTGTACGCTTTGGGGCAGACATTGACCCACTAAAGCGAGGCACAAAAGAAGCTAGTAGCTCACTAGAAAAGTTTGGCGATTCTGCTAAGAAAACCTCTGTAAATTTAGCAAAGATGGCGACTGTTGCCGTGGCTGCTGGTGCTGCTATCGGCGTTAAACTGGTTAAAGATTCTCTTGATGCTATTGATGCACAAGCTAAGCTAGGTAAGCAATTACGCACAACCTCTGCTTCCATCGCGGTTCTTGAAAGGGCGACTGATAGATCAGGCATATCAATGTCTAACGTTGAGACTGCTGCGAAAAACCTAGACATTGCGCTTGGCGAGGCTGCCCAGGGTGGCGGTGTTGCGCTTGAGACACTTGACAGAATAGGAGTTTCAGCAAAAGACCTAGAGGGCATGACCCTTGATCAAAAATTCATATCAATTAATGAAGCAATAAAAAAGAATATACCAGTAACAGAAAGAGCTGCGGCCTCTGCTGATTTGTTTGGTAAAAAGGCTGGCTTTGCAATAATGCAGCTTGATCAGGCAACTATTGACGCGGCAACACGGGAGGTTGTTGGTTTTGGTGTTGCGCTCTCTGATGTTGATGCAGCAAAGATTGAAAACGCAAATGACGCGATGGGTAATATATCATTAGCTGTCACTGGCGTATCTAATCAATTAACCGTTGCCTTAGCTCCAATTTTAGAGCACGTAGCCACTTTATTTAAGGATGCTGCCATTGAATCAGGCGGCTTTAAGGAACAAGCGATTGATGCGGTTGAAGGTGTGGCCACAGCAGTCGGCTTTATAGGCAACGCTTTTACTGGTATTGACCTGATTATTGATGGCGCAATACTGGCATTTCAAGCACTGAAGGCATCAGCCCTGGCCGTTTCTTTGTCGGTTGCTGAGTCAGTTGATAGCGCAGTAATGAGCGCAGTTGCAAATATTAATGGAATGATTGATTCAGTAAACAATATACCTGGTGTTGATGTCGCAAGATTAATCGTTGGCGAGTCTGAATTAACCGCCAGAATTAAAGATGCCGCTATTTCTGCAAATGAGGAATTAGCAGCAAGCACGCAAGCACTTCATAATAAATTAATGGCCCCTTTACCGTCTGAGCAGGTCGAAGCATTCATTGCGAGCATTAATGACCCTGCAATACTTGAAGCTAAGCAGTTGCAAGTTGATAGCATGGCCAATGTTGACGATATAGCAGGTCAAAATCGACTAACAAAAGAAGAAGAATTGCAAAGCGCTATGGCTGCCATTCGCCAAAGCTGGGGCAGTCAGCAAACGGGTGCGGTTTCCAATATGTTTGGAGACTTGGCAACGCTTCAACAGTCAGGCAATAAAAGGCTTTTTGAGATTGGCAAAAAGGCGGCCATGGCTCAAACCTTAATGTCTACCTATGAAGGCGCGCAAAAGGCATATACAGCCCTTGCGGGGATTCCTGTTATTGGTCCAGGCTTAGGCATAGCGGCGGCGGGTGCTGCAATTGTAGCGGGTGGCGTTCGACTTCAGGCAATTAATAGCGCTAGTTTTGGCGGTGGTGGTTCTGTTAATTCAAGCGCGGCAGGTGGTGGCGCAACAACAGCGGCAGCCCCAGCAGCTCCAGCGGCCCCAACTCAAAATAGAACGGTTAGCGTTCAAACTCTCGACCCTAGCGCGTTAGTATCTGGCTCAATGGTTAACAGTATTGCTGAGCAGCTGGTAGACTTGCAAAATGACGGTTTTAAATTGGTGGTATAAATGGCTTTAGTAATTGGCTCGGGTGTCGTATTAACAAATAAAGCGGCGGCTGAGGATACTCAACAGGCTGTTATGGGATTCGATAATATTGTAAGTTTTGATAATGTTTCTTCAACTAGCGCAACGGTTGAAAATCCTATTGCAAATGTTACGAATCCTGCAACGTCCTTCACTTGGGAAGCGCTGAATGTTGCTACCCAAACAATAACAATTCAGGCAGACGGTCGAGCGGTTGATTATATCGGCATAGCTCGACATAACCTTAATCAAATTGGCCTAACTGTTGAGATTAAATACAACGGAGTGACTGTGTTGCCAGCTCAGGCCGTTACAGATAGGCAGGCGCTAATATTCCTGCTTAGCGGTGCAACTCCAACAACTATTGATATAATCATTGCAGGCGCTACTACAGCGCCAAAGATAGCTGTTTTATATGCTGGCAAAGCTTTGATTCTAGAGCGTAATATTTACGTAGGCCATACGCCTATAACATACGGTCGGGATCGAGTTACTATTAATGGTATGAGTGAAAACGGCCAGTACCTTGGTGAGATAGTCGTAAGAGAAACAAATTCAACTTCTGTATCATTGCAGAATCTAACGCCAGATTGGTATAGAACCCAGTTAGACACATTCTTTGCTGCTAAACCTCGCGTACCATGCTTTTTTGCTTGGCGCTCAAATGACTATCCAACAGAGATTGGTTATTGCTGGGTTTCAGGCAACCCGCGCCCTGTTAATCAAAGGTCTAACGGAATGATGAGTATTGATTTTGATTTAGTGGGTATCGCATAATGTCTGAACGCATAACTTTAATTGAAATAGATCTAGACCGTTGTTCAAACACATACGGTATAGCACCTTGCACTGCTGCGCTTGGGGTTACTGGTTCTGATAAGTGCTTTAATTCTTTTGCAACCTGCCAAGATCAACCCAACTACAATACAGAAATAGCAACGGCGCGTTATTCCACATCATCGGCTAAAATACCCGCATCAATTGACGCAATACCTAATATAGCTTCTGTATCCTATCGGCCTACTAAGCTAGAGCTTGGCGAGTCTATCGGCATTAGAGCATCTATAAACATTACATTTAAAGATTCTCGCTTTCCTGACAGTGGCCCCGAAGGTGATAGATATTTAGTAGACCGTGATTATGACCCGTACACACGCGGCTCATACTGGGGCAAATTTCGCGCTCGCTGGCCTTATGTTAAAGGTTCAGATATTCGACTTATTCGCGGTGATACATCGCAAACAGTTGCGCAAATGGAAACTAGGCATTTCATTGTTGAAAAAGTTGCTGGCCCTGATAGCTCTGGAACATTCACGATTCAATGTAAGGATGCTTTACAACTAGCAGACGGTAAGCAATCTCAAGCGCCATTGATTAGTAATGGTGCTTTGTCTGCCGCGATAACCACAGGCACAACGTCAATAACACTAACGCCTCCAGGGATTGGTAATGATAAGTATCCCGCTAGCGGATTAGCTCAAATAGGCGGCGAAGAAGTTGTTACATTTACTCGCGCTGCTGATGTTATGACAATTGTTCGCGGGCAGGAAAATACAAGCGCGGCTGATCACGACCAAGATTCTAGAGTTCAGCTTTGCATTAATTATACTGGTAACACAGTAACAAACATTATTAACGATTTATTGGTTAATTATGCCAATGTTCCATCGTCATTTATCCCTCTTACTGATTGGACAAAAGAGGATGATACATACATAGGCCGCAATTACTCGGCAGTAATAGCAGAGCCAACCAGTGTAACCAAGCTAATTAATGAACTTCTAGAGCAGACGGCTTCTACAATTTGGTGGGATGACATAAGTAAGCTAATTCGTTTTCGCGTGCTTCGTTCGGTGAATTCTGACGCAGCGCTTTATACTGACGACATTATAATCGGTGATAGTTTTTCTGCCACCGATCAACCTGATAAGCGGGTGTCTCAAGTATGGACGTATTACGGGCAATTAAGCCCACTTGAAAAACTGAATGAAACAAAGAATTATGCAGCAACACAAGCAACGGTAAGCCCAGAAAGCGAATTAAACTTTAATGGCGTGCCAAGTATTAAACGTATTTTTAGTCGATGGATTCCTTCGGTTGGGAAAGATGCCGCGGAAAAACTAAATGAATTAATACTCTCAAGATACTCAACGCCGCCAAGACTAATATCGTTCAATTTGCAGCGCTCCACGTTTGGAGTTACCCCAGAATTGGGCGGCGGATACAGGGCAGAATCTAGAACTATTCAAGACTTTACTGGCGCGACCGTTCAGCTACCAATTCAAGCTTTGCAGATTAAAACAAGCGATTCTAGCTATTCAATACTTGCTGAGGAAGTTCTTTATTCGTCAACTATTGCGCCGACTGATCCAGCGATTAAGAATGTAACTATTCAAGAAAATGCCAATAACATCACACTAAAAACGTATTTCGACTCGGTATGGGCAACACTTAATCCTGGCGATGTTGTGAATATAAGCGTGGAGGACGGGGTAACAATTGGCAGTTCATCAACCGGAGTAGAAGCGATTGTATATGGTGATTGGCCTAATGGCATTACAATCAACCTAACCAATAATGGAATTGTTGTCGGAAAAGGTGGTGCTGGTGGTGCTGGTGGGCGCGTAGTAGATAACGGCACTGTAGAAAATGGCGGCACTGGGGGCGATGGCGGCGATGCAATTAGTGTTGCGCAACCAAACAACCCAACTATAAATATTATTAATAACGGAACTATAGGATCAGGCGGCGGTGGTGGTGGCGGCGGTGGTGCGGTTTCCATGCGACCTTATATTGGCCAAGCGTTATTCGCTGGTACTTCTGGTAGTGGCGGCGGCGGCGGAGCTTACCAAGGTGTAGGCGGGGTCTTGGGGGCAATACTACCGGGCTTGTTAATAAAGGAAGATGCGCGCAGCTTCGGATATTCTCACGGGTTGTCAGGGCAAACTTCAGCAAATACAATATTAGGATTAGGTGGGGCTCAGGTAAATAAAGTAATATCCAAAGGCGATGATATAGGAACCTCTGTCTACTCAAATAATGGCAAAGGAGGGGATGGTGGTGGTCTTGGAGTGCAAGGAAAGTTCGGTTCTGCAGGAGCTGCGGACGGAACCGAATTCTTCTCGGTAACATCCTCGGGCGGCGCGGGTGGTGATGATGGCTCATCAATTAATAAATCTGGGAAAACTGTTACAATAACAAACAACGGAACAATATTAGGGGCGGTAATAGCATAATGGCAAATTCAGTATGGCAAGCAACAATCCAGAACGCAGCGGGTGATATTGTCCCTGGCGCTGAGATTACGGTAATTGATGAGGGCACAGGCTTAAACGCAGTGATCTTTTCAAGCAAAGCGGGTGCAGCGCTAACCAATCCCTTTAATGCAGACGCGGGCGGATTCTCTCAGTTCTATTCTGGCCCCGGTGAATATCGGATAACGGCCTTCGATATTGGAACGGGCTTAACTCAGACTTTCGATAATTGGCGGCTTGGTGATGCTGGTGCCCATGATGTCGGCACAGCTATAGGTCAGGTTCCAACGGCTGACGATTTAGGGGTGGTTGGGGAAACCAACTACTCATCAGGAACTCTTAATACAAATACTTTCGGCGGAAGCTCGG